CTCTTAGTTGAGTAGAGCGGCCATAACTCTAACCGTTGGGCTCTCATAGATATTATAATCTCTACGGTTATATCTTTCATTCATAGGCTGTAGCGCGCTGTACTTAGCATACTTTGCTAAGATTCGGTCTTTAATCTTTGAGCTATGTCGGAATAGCTTGTATTTCATACCGTTATCTACATATTTTACTAGAGCTTGGAAATATGGTAATCCTTTGCCATTATCCAAATTTTCCGTAACACGCATGTCAATGAAGTCATTGTCCCACTGTTTCTTAGGATACTCTGTTTGTGGGTTCATTATGCTATTGATAATTAATGTGGCTGGGTACATATATCGAACTTTCCTTATCTTATAATCATAATAAAATCCGTTTTGGCAAAATAAACCGAAATTTGTATCGATACGCCACTTTTCATTGATCCTAAAACCACATTCACCTGCTGCTTGCTCAGCTGCTTCTTGAATAAGTTCTTTGAATTTATCAACTATCTTCGAGTCCTTAGTAAGAAGAATGAATATGTATGCTGAATCATCGCCATTGATTCGTCTAATTACGTAGAACTTTGGTATTCCATGCTTACGACATAGAATTCTGAGGATCTTAATTGTTCTACATTGATAATAATCATTACAAGCACCTTCACCAATATTAGTATTATCCATACCACTACCAGTACCATGATCACCAAACATAACGCCAGAAGGAGAGATAATTGGCATATTTACTGTTTTGAGCATAGCCTGTTTCATTTGTTCATATGCGTGACCAGACGCCTGAAAACTTTCTTTTAAAGCTGGAAGAAATAAATTTAGGTATTGAGCTGGACCTGTAGTTGTATCCATTTTCTCAAAATCGCCTTGAACATAAATGATAGTGTGTTCCTTGTCTTTAACATGTTTATCTAATATTTCATTGATTTCGTCACTCATAATATTGAAGCATAAGTCAAAGCCCAACTTATCAGCATGTTGAACTAAGGTACTACTTGCACGTTTTCGTAGTATATCACCTTGCAATTCTTCAATAAAAGGATGAATATAAGCGGCTTGCTCAATCATATTAGCAAACGGACCTGGAAAGAAAATTCTGGTCTTTAATTTGTAGTATCTCAAGAAAGTATACATACGGAAATACATGTATAATCCTGATCGGATGTCCGCTAATGCACGTCTCTGTGCTAGTTTATCCGTTTTCTTCAGATTGAAGTCCCTACAACCTGCAGCTCTAGTTTGGATCTTACTTGCAGCGACGAGAGTAGCTAGAGTCAAATCGATACCTAAGATCTTGGGGTGGATAAATCCATATGAGGCCAAGAATTCATCAAGTGTCTCTTCGTCTACAACACATGCAGAAAGTCTTGATTGATACAAGAGGAATAATTCTGCAGCATCCTCTTCCCAAGGTTTAAACCCACCTTGAGGGCCAACTTTTGAAAGTCGATCATACTCATAGTCTAACCAACCTTCTGGTAGTTCACTATTATACTTCTTAATTGAGGCTAAGAATCGGCGAATGATCCTATTGGCATCAGTTGTTCCATATAATGGAAATGACGGTACTGGATCACATCCTCTTTCAAGAGATTTCATTGAATTTAATAAGTGTTTTCGAGCCTCGAAGCTCACGTGTGCTTCATTAAACCACGTTTCGTTCAATGGTTTTACAGTGACATTAGTTGTTACCATACTACTTCTCCTTTCTAAGTAGTTTTGCTATCTGTAGCCCGACAGAACGGATACTACCAGATGCATCAATAATTACATCGTACTTAGCTCCTTTTAACCAATTACTGATTAAATGACGATTTTGTGAAGCCTTTCCTTTATTCTGAGCATCTCTTTTAGCGCGTCTAGCGTCGTACCTATCCTGCTCCATAGATAGTAATACTTTGATGGTATTGTGATACTTCCTTGCTGGATTCAAGTCAGCCCCACCGAATACCACTCCATCAACCATTGCTGGTATCTGGAATCGAATTTTGTTTGGATAAATATCCTCAAGATCAATTGCACTCAAGCCTTGAGTCTTAAGGAATCCAATGAGTGTTGATTTGCCTACACCCGGAGGTCCAAATAGGATAATGTTCATCGCATTAATCCTCCTTTCAAAG